GCGGCTTGGCAGGCGACGATCTACATGCGCGGCCTGTCGTCGATCTCGCTCGCTGCAACTGCGGACGTCGATCGCTTTGTGTTCAGCGCTGACGCGGACACAACGAGTACTTGGGCCGCGGGTGAATACGTTTACACGATACGGATGGTCGAGCTTGCGGGGACGCGCCGGCTCGAAGCGGAAACGGGGCGCGTTACCATCTTGGCCGACGTCGCCGCGATCGTCCCTGGGAAGTCGATCACGACGCATGCCGAGCGGATGGTCGCAATTCTCGAAGCGGTGCTGGAGAAGCGCGCGACGACGGGAGAGCTCCGCTACAAGATCAACGATCGTGAAATCCAAAAGACTCCAATCGAAGAGCTGAAGCGATTGCTTGATAAGTATCGATCCGAGGTCGTGCGGGCGCGACGTGCCGCCGCGGGTCGCCTATTCGCTGGAAAGGTGGTCTTTCGATGAGTTGGTTTTCGCGAATCGTTCAGCGCTTCGCGTCTGGCCGCGAAAAGGGGCCGCGTAGGCGCACACGCGGCCAAATGCCTGCAATCCAACAGCGGTCGCTAGCGACGATTGGCGGGTTCTCTGAGCTCTTGGCGCTGGGGCGAGGCGAGCTGCAGGAGCCGGAGATCGCCAGCGAAGTGATCGCTCGTGAACAGCGATCGCTTGTCGCAAAAAGTCGTTTTTTCGCTCGAAAGAACGACTACGCACGTGGGTTTCTTATGCGGCTGCGCGATAACGTCGTCGGCTCAAATGGGATCGTCCTGCAGAGCCGTGCGGGGATGCTACGCGGCGAAGGTGAGGACGTCGATGCGCAGACCAGTATCGAGGCTGCGTTCAAAACCTGGGGCAAGCGCAACACGGCAGACGTCTCGGGCACGCTGTCGTGGCTGGGTATCCAACAAGCTTGCGTCCGCTCGCTCGCCGTCAATGGCGAGTTTATGCTGCGCATCGTTTACGGTAAAAACGCCGGCCCATGGGGCTTCGCGCTGCGTGTTCTCGACCCGCAACGCTGCGATCCGACATTGATGCGCGACGACGGTGGCAATGTCATTCTCAATGGTGTTGAGATTGACGCGTTTGGGCGCCCCGTTGCGTACCACTTCGCGGACAGTCGCGGGGCGGCGATAAATGGTCGCACCTACCAGCGGATCCCCGCCGACGAAATCATTCATGGGTTTCGGACTGAGTCCGAAAATCAATACCGCGGCTTGCCGTGGCTCGAATCGGCCATCGGCAAGATGCGCGAGCTCGACGGATTCACCGAAGCCGCGCTCATCAATGCGCGTGTCGGCGCCGCGAAAATGGGGTTTATCGAGTGGGCCGAGGGCTCGACGCAGGAAGATGGTCCGGACGTCCACGAAATCGAGGCGGAGCCTGGCACGTTTCAATTTTTGCCGGAGGGCGCGACGCTAAGGGAATGGAAGCCAGAGTTCCCGATCGATATTTGGGGATTCATCAAATCGATCTTGCGGGCGATGTCTACGGGCTTGGGCATCGGTTACAACACGTTGTCTGGCGACCTCGAAGGCGTTTCGTTTTCGTCGATTCGCCAGAGCGCAATCGAGGAGCGCGAGCGCTGGAAAACCGATCAACAGCTTTTGATCGAGACGCTTTGCGAGCCAGTTTTTGACGCTTGGCTCCGCTATTCGGTCGTTGCCGATCGCATCGCTGGGCTGAAATTGTCGCGCTTGGGCGAGTACTTGAAACGCGAGTTTCAGGCGCGTCGGTGGGCATGGATCGATCCGTCGGCTGAAGTCACGGCTTCAATCGCCGCGAAAAATAACATGCTGACATCGCCTGGGCGACTCTTGCGAGAGCAGGGGCTCGATCCTGCGAATGTGTGGAAAGAGCTCGGCAAAGATCTCGAAGCGATGCGAAGCGCAGGTATCCCACAGGACGTGATTCTCTCGTCGATGCTCGGCCAAAACTACAAAGCGGCAAAGGATGATAATGGGAAAACTGATCAAGTTTGAACCGTACAAGGAGCGGCGCGCGGCTTCCGCTGAAGTCAAGGACCTTGGCGATCGACGCGTCGAACTCTCGTTTTCGAGCGAGTTTGAGGTTTCGCGTTGGTTTGGCTACGAGGTTCTTGATCATTCTCCGGAGTCCGTCGACCTGTCGAGAATGGCCAACGCGCCGCTTTTGTTTGAGCATAATCGCAACAAACAGATCGGCGTCGTCGAAAAGGCTTGGATTGGAGATGACCGTCGTGGCTATGCCGTTGTTCGATTCTCGAAGAACAAAAAAGCCAATGAGATCTATAACGATGTCGTCGATGGTATTCGGACGAATATCTCGTTTGCCTACAACGTGATCTCTGCGGCGATCTCCGGGCTTCGCGACGGCGAAGATGTCTGGAGAGTTTCACGTTGGCAGCCAATGGAGATTTCGTCGGTGTCGTTACCAGCTGACCCAACCGTCGGTGTTGGCCGATCGCTCGAAGAGATTCAACAATCACAACAATCGGAACAATCGGAAAGAAAAGAGATTCAAGTCATGGGCGCAGCAGTTCGAAAAGAAGAAAACGAAGACACACGCGTGGAAGACATTCTCGCCGCTGGCGAGCGCTATGGCGACGAGGAGCTTGCCAAGAAGGTTTTGCGGGGCGGCGGTTCGCTGCAGGATTTCCAGCGCGAATACATGGAGAAGATCCATGCACGCGCAGCCGTGCCGCTCAACCAGCAGGTCGCCGTGAACAATATCGGCATGAGCGAGAGAGAATTGCGCGAGTTTTCTGTCGTGAAATTGCTGCGGCATATGGTCGACCCGACAAGCAAAAAGGCAGCCAAGGCCGCTGCATTTGAAATCGATGCATGTCGAGTTGCTGCGGAGAAGTATGGCAGCGAAGGCGAGCGCACCGTTTTGCCGACAGATTTCGCCACCTACCGTCGTAGTTTTTCGACGCGTGCAGCGATGACCGAGGCGAATCCTGCGATCGGTGGAAAGATCATTGCTCCTGATTTTCGCCCAGAGTCGCTCATTGAGCGTCTGCTTTCGCGGTCGGTGTTTTTGGGGCGCGGCCGGATCCTCGGTGGGCTAAAGGGGCCAGTGACCATTCCGAAGCATTTGACGGGCACAGATGCGCAGTGGATCGATGAGGAAGAGGAAGCGCCAGAGACGGATGCGACGTTTGGCGACATTACTTTGATGCAAAAGACGCTGAGCGCAAGCACGAAGATCACTCGCAAGATGATCATGCAGGACAGCATCGGGCTAGAGGACCTGGTGCAAGATGATCTTGCGCACTCCATTGGCCATAAGATGGATGTTTCGGTGCTTTACGGAGACGGTGTAAAGCAGCCAAAGGGGTTGATCGCTCAAGGAATCGAGGAAGTGACATATCCTTCCGCTGCGCCATCATATCCGTCATATGATGTACTCGTGGATCTCGAAACAGCTGTCGCAGAGTCGGAGGCTCTCGCAGATAGCATGGAGTGGATCGTTACGTCGGGCTTCCGCGGATATGGCCGAAAGACGGTGCAGAGGCCTGGAGAGGTTGATAGTGGTGGGCCAATCTGGGAAAAGGGCGATAGGCCGGGAGCCGGTGGAGTGCTCGGTTATCCTGCGACTGTTACGACGCGGATGCAGCCTGGTCACTTGCTATTCATTGACTTCTCGCAACTCCTGATCGGTTCATGGGGAAGCCTTGAGATCCTCGTGAATCCGTACGCCGAGAGCAAGAAGGGCAACACGCTCGTGACCGTGTTCCACGATATGGACGTGGGCATTCGCCACACGGAGTCGGCGAAATTGCTCAAACGGAGCGCGTAACATGTTCGAGGCTGATCTCGACGTCTTCTTTCAGCTGGGCGAACTGGCGATTGCCGTGCAGGTCGAGCCAGCGGACGGGGACCCGTTCGAGATTACTGCGATCTACGCTTCGCCGGCTGAGCTCGCGCGCCTTGGCCTTTGCGATCTCGACGTCCAGCGACATCGACTGACGTGCAAGTTTGACGACGTCAAGGATTGCCAGCCGCGAGATGTTTTTGTGGTCAAGGGCGAGTCGCTTTGGCTCGTCAATCGGCCGCTAAATGAAGACGGCATTTGCGAGCTTGAATTGGGGACGACATGATCGACGTTAGCCTAAGCGGGATCGATGAGATCATCGCGCAAGCTGGAGCGCTGCAAGGGGAGGTTCGCGAGGCGCTCGTGCGAGCGGTTCGAAAGACGTCGCGTTGGATGGCAAAGCGCAACGCGGCCGAGCTTGCCAAGATCATGGGCGTGCCTCAGGCCGAAATCAGCCGTCGCATCGCCACCGCGAAGCCTCGCCGCCTCGCCGCTGGCGTGGAAGGGCGGGTCTTTCACGGCCTCGATCCGATCGGTTGGGAGTATCTCGATCCGCGCAGGCTAACCAAAGGGGTTGAGGTCTCGATCGGCGCGAGCGATTCGCAGGCATTCATCGCGCCTGGGCGCTCCAGTCAAAAGGAGCGCGTCTTTCGACGGCGCGGTGCCTCTCGCCTGCCGTTGGATCGCAAGACGGCGAAGATCGCCGACTTGGCCAACGCCTACCTTTCGCGGGACAATGGCGTCGCCGCCAAGTTTCGCGAGTTTTTCAAAATGGAGCTAGAATGGGCACGGCTGAAACTGTAGAAGTGTCGATCGCTGAGCTATTGGCAGCGATTGGCTCACGTCTCGCCATTGCGCTTGGCGTTCCCGTGGCAGTGTGCCGCGAAGATCGCAAGGTGCCCGATGCAAGCGAGTTCATTGAGCTCGAAAGCGACGGTTTCGGCGTCGCCGACGAGCAAGATGGCGGCGGATTCCTGACGCTTTCCGTGCGAATCTCCGCACGGGCCGTGGTGCGGCATAACGTCGCCGGGCATCGCGAGCGAGCGCAGCAACTCGCCATGCACATGGCTGCGTTCGTGTTTCAAAACAAGTTCGGGCTTTGTGTTGGCCACGGCGTGGTGCTTGGCGGCGGTCCGGATGACTACTCGCCGGCGCTGGCCGGACAGTCGGCATGGCGCACCGAGTGGTCGCACGATGTGGCCGTCAACGCGCGCGCGCTGCAGGCTGGCAAGCCGTTGCCATGGGATGATCCGACGGAGCTCACGCCCGTCTTTGCATGGGAGCCGAACACGGGGATCCCATTCGAGCCGACCTACGTGCCGATCGACGAGCTGGAGTTGCCATGAGTTGGGAGCTTTCTGAGCTTGAGCGTAAATTGCACGCGATGATTCGCGTCGGCGTCGTGAAAACAATCGACGAGACGAAGCGCATGATCGTGCTCTCGATCGGCGACGTCGACACGCCGGACGTTCACTGGGCGATGCAACGGTGCGGCGAAGATGATGAATGGGACCCGCCGAGCGTCGGCGAACAAATGCTGATCCTCGCGTGCGCTGGCGACCCGGCGCAGGCCTTCGCGGTGCTGTCGATTCCACAGGATGGGTTCGGTCGGCCGCGGGGTGCAACTGAGCACGTGCGCACGTACAGGGACAGCGGCGCGATCAAATACAACTGGGCGCTGAGCTCCTACGAAGTGGCCG